CCATCTAGGGCGCGCGTCATGCCGGCCAGCTGTAGGACGCTGACCTCATAACTTTCGGCATCGGGCGCAACTGGCAAACCGTAACTGCCAATGGTGTGTGCCATTATCCCTTCACCGTTACCCCCTGTGCCTCAAACGCATCGTAGATAAACGGTGCGATGCGCTTAGCGAATCTCTTGCCCACGTCCGGCGTGACCGCCTCGTCGGTGCCCTCTAACACGGCCTGCATCATCTCTACCCCCAGATCGACATAGGTCTGGCGCTGTGCCCGCATTTGGGTCACGAATTGCTCGGTAACTGTTGCCCCTAGGTCGACTGCCGCGATCCCCTCCTGGAGGGCTTCCGCCGTCTGTGCGCCGGTCACCGCTCCTGCGGGAATGCCCATGGCCTCAGCCACGGCTGCATAGTTAGCAGCCATGCCGGTGGCCTCCTGGATGCGTCGCATAGCCTCCTGCACCATTGCCTGGCGACCAGCCTCCTCCTCCTGTTTGCGCATAAAGTCGCGGATCACCGCATCCCAGTTGATCTGCTCGGGCATGAGGCCGGCATAGAAACGCCGCTCCTCTTCGGCACGCTGATAGTAGGGGATGTCCTCCCTCGCCCTCAGGCGACGGATGTACTCGTCCCACTTGTCCTCGTAAGCACCCCATTCTGTTGCCGAGACATCCGCGCCAGTCACTGTAGTTGGTCGCAGGATGGACTCCACGGCGCTCTGGAATTCTCGTGCTTGTTGCTCAGCGAGGCGCTTAGCTTCATTAGCTGCTTGTGTAGCAGAACTTCGCGCTTGACTCCTCGCTTGCTCTAAGGCTCGCTCCCGCTCTCGCAGTGCCTCTTTATCACGTTGTATCTGATCTCGGACTGTCTCTGGCTGCAATCCTGGATCCCAAACGCGTCGCTGTAGCCAAGGATCAATACCTGCCGCGTAACCAGCAGCAATGGCAGAAGACAACCTTCTCGCCGCAGCGGCATGTTCATCTGCAGCCGCAGCAGCACGATAGTCAGCCTGCTCTTTGCGTAGGGTGGCCTCAGAAGCCAACTCAGTGATGATGCGCGCTTCCGTCTGTGCATCCATGTATTCCTGTAGGGCACTGGCCATCTCCGGAAACGCCGACAGCATCGCCAGCTTTGCCTGCTCTACAGACATGCGTCCAGCGTCAACTTCTTGAGCGAGGGTGACCCAAGTGCCAGTCATTGTGCCGAGCTGCTCATCGGCTATATAGCCAGCTTCGGCCATGCTAATGAGCTGATCTTTGTATGCAATCATTGCGTCAGCAGCCTCACGGTGCCGACGCATCTGTTCGGCCAAGCCCTCAATCATGTCGGCTTGAGCTCCCTTGACATCAGGCAGAGCTTCTGCAGCGATCAGCCCCAGCTCCATTTTCAGGTTAGCTTGTGCCGCTGCTAGGCGCTCCGCGCTCGATGCCGCATCATCGGTCAATGTCACCGAATCTTGCAATACCTTGTTTACTAGATATTGGCGCTTCTCCAGCTCACTGAGTTCGTCAGCGGTCTTACCGATGGAGGCGGCGTATTCCTCCATTCCTTTCTGACCGCCAGTAAGGATACCCAAGTTATCCAGGATCATTGGCGACATGCGCCCGATACCCGTAACGATGTCGTTGAAGGCTTGCTCGGCACTAATTCCCATAGCACGCCCACGAGCGATGGCTACCTCCAGCAACCTGGCCATAGTATCGGCATCATCGGTAACACCCAACATCATGGCGCGAGAGGCAGATTGCACCAGATTCATGTCGTCGATAGTGCCGCGGGAGGCTTGCCGTAGCTTATCCAACATCGCTGCAGCTTGCGTAGAGCCACCAGCTAAGTTTGCAAACCCCGTATTCAGCCGCTCTGCCGCTGCACCAGTAGCATATAGCTCCTCGGCAAGGTCTTTGGCCTCTTGTGCTACTTTGATGGTACCTGCAATCATTGCCCCCCAACCAAGGGCACCGAGCTTGCTGCTGATCGCATTGCCCATCACGCTGCCGATGTCACGGCCAGACGTATCCGCCGTGCGCTGCATCTGCTGCGCGCCCCGTTGCATGATGCGATCGGCCTCTTGCATCCCCCGCGTGAGGCCAGTGTTATCTGCTCTAGTTCTGGCAACAAGGCTGGCTGCATCCCTCGCCATCTATCGTCTCCGCTTCTTGCGCTCTGCCTCGTGCTGCATCTCCGCTTTCTGCCTCGCCTGATCCTCCAGCGCTGCTCGATAACGGTCATAGCCGATCCAGTCGATCAGCTCTTGCATGGTCATGCGCCGCCGCAGCTCAGCTACCGTCATCCCCAGCCGCTCTGCCAGTTCGTGCGTCTTGAACTTGATCCCGTCCGACACGAAAGGATGCCTCGGCGTCATCCACCGCTTGCGCCCTTATCTCACCGCGTTCCGTGAGGCCCGAGACGCGCCAGATGGCGTCGAGGATGTCCTGCACCACGCCCACGGCCTTACGCCTCAACTGGAGAGCTTCGTCATAGGTTACTTGTGGCTCGGCCAACCCATTGACCAGCGCCAGCGTATCCCAGCGGGGCCAGTCGAACTGATCGCCCTGCATACATTCGGAGCGCATCGAGCGATGTGCCTCCAGGGAGATCGCCCGCACGGTCACGGTGCCCAGGCCGGGGATAGTCACTGGCTCAGTGATGGTCTCGGCGTCTGGCAAGGATAATAGCTGTTCAAGGGTGAGCATGGGTTTTGCGTTCCTTCCCTAATGAGATAGGTTTATTGACATCAACCGCTAGGCCCTGCCCACCACGCCATCGCTCGCCAGGTTCAGCGTGAAGCGCACAGCGGCGTTCGCGGCAGCGCGAATGGTGTAGCTTTCGACGAAGGCCTTGAAGGTGTATGCCGGTGACGCCGCGCCGGTAGGCTCGAACACAACGGTCACCGACGTGTCGCCGTTATAGGCTGACCACAGCGCCGCTGCCAGCGTCGCCTCGTCGTAGTCGCCCTCGCCGGTGAATGTGCAATTCTGCAAGCCGGCGAGGCGCGCCACAGCAGTAGCCCCGAGGTGCCGCAGCTCCGCCAACTCGCGCTGGAGATTCATTTCGGCGGTCTCTAAGTATCCCTCGATCTGGGTAGCGCCAAGTTTCACGTCGGCATTGATGCCATGTACTGCTGTCATCGTTTCACCTCCTATGACTTGGTGATGGTGCCATCACTGGATAGATTGATGGTGAATCGGACAGCAGCATTCGCCGCGGCGCGCACGGTGTAACTCTCGATCCAAGCCGATAGACTGTAGGTAGCCCCACCCGCCCCCGCCGGCTTGAATACCACCGCTACCGACGCGGCCCCCGACCAGGCGGTGTACAGCGCGGAATCAATCGTGCTGTCGTAGTCGCCCTCGGCGGTGAACGTACAGTTGCGCAGGCCAGCCAGTCTGCCGACCGCCGTGCCCCCCAGATGCCGAAGCTCGGCCAACTCGCGTTGCAAGTTCATCTCCGTCGTCTCGACGTAGCCCTCAAGCGCCGTGCCCGCCACGCTCAGTGTTGCCTTTGTTCCATGAACAGGTGCCATTGTGTATCTCCTCTATCTCCGCCCAAAGGCGGCAAACCATGTGCCCGATCCCGTCCAGCTCACTCGCAAGTACTTGTTCACGGTGCCGGTAACCGTCTTGACCTCGCTGCCCGCCGCCGTTAGTTTCGTCATCGCCACCAACGTATCCCAGGTATTCCCGTCGGCGCTGTCCTGGAAGGTAACGGTCAAGTCCGAGGAGATCGCCGTGCAAATGACGTAGGCCGCACCGCCGTTGGCAGAAGAGGCGGAGGCTGTATACGTTGCTCCTGGGGAAGTACCACCAACACCCAATGCTCGCAGGATCACGCAGCGATCCACTTCGGCTGAACTTACCAGGGCCACCGGCAGGCGCACCACATCGTTTCCAGCGGTGCGCTGCTGATTGTCACCCAGAGACAACCCACAATAAGCATAACGCTCGAATGCATCCCCGGACGGCAGAAAGGCCCATACGCGCTCGGTATCCTCGTTCAATCTAGCCCAGACGTGCGCATCGTTCGCGCTTTCCAGTGCCCCGCCGGTCAGCGTCAAGCGCACGTCGGTCAATCCTGCCAGTCGTTCCACATCCGTGTTGCCCAAGTGCCGCAACTCGACCAGCTCGCGGGTTAGCTGCTGCTCGACCTGCTCGACATACTGGCTCATATCTAGCGAGTGATAGTAAAAGCGCGTGCTGAGACCATGAAGGAATGTTCCCATTTATGC